TATCCAAATTACGGTATAAAGTTTGAGTATTTCCGATCACAATTGGAGCATCCATATCAAATTGTCCTGAACCAATAATCCCCGCTTTGACCCCGAACACTTTTTCAACCTCTTTTGCCCATTGATTTCGAAGTGCTACAGTATGAGTAACAACCAAAGTCTTTTGCCCTAGCTTACCTGCAATAGCTAGTCCAGTAAATGTTTTACCCCAACTAACCCAAGCATTTATTATGCAGGAGTCGTTGATTTCGTCATACACTTCCTGTTGGCTAGGGCGTAAGTCAAACTTAAACTCAGGAAAATCCACAGGGACTTCCAGTCTCTTGTCTACAATCTCGTAGTCGTCAGGAATTAAGTCTGTTCTACCAGAAGGTATAGTAACTAAGTTACTACGAACTCGTACCATATTTTTAATAATCTGGGGCGGATCATTATGACCAGGCCCAGGTATTTTATATGTTAATTGTCTCGATAAATCATCTTTAAGTTCGTTTGAAACTTCTAAGTAGATTCGGTTGCTTATTACTGCTTTCATTAGTATCCTAGTTCATGCTTTGCAATGATATAATCTCTTACTAGATCTGAACGTACAATGTCTTTAACCTTAAAGTCAATCATATCGAACTTGCCTGTAGCCTCTAGTATATTTAGGAAGTCTGATAAACCAGACTGCTCTCCACGTTTGTTATGAAAATCGTCTTGACGGAAATCACCGCTGAAGATAATTCTACAGTCTCTACCCACACGAGTGATAATAGAGTCTAATTCATGGAATGTCATATTCTGACACTCATCAATAAAGATAACTGAGTTGTTTAACGTAATTCCTCGGATGAAAGAAGTAGTCATAAAGTGGACTAAACCTTTCTGTTTTAGAATATCGTAGGCATCCCCACGTTGAAATAACTCAACTGCAATATCTTTATAAGGTTCTTCATAAACTGCTGATTTTTCCTTATCGCTACCGGGCAAAAAACCCATGTCACGAGTAGGTACAGCAGAGCGAATAATTACTAATTGTCGATAATACCCTTTAGACATATCATCTAAAGCTAAATATGCTGCGACAAACGTCTTACCAGTACCAGCAACTCCATGAAGTACGAGATTCTTCTCGCTTTCAAAAGCTCTTACTTGATTCTGGGTTAATGGTTCTACTTCTTCTAGTACAAGCTGTGACCCCGCTAGGGTCTTACTCTTTTTAGCCATTTATATTTTCACTTTTTTGTTTTTAAGCTTGGTGTCCGAAAAGTTATATAACTTCCACGGCAGCCCTTTAAAGTATAACACTCCAGCCCACTTCATCTCAGGATCAGGTGGTCTAGGAATGTCGAATGAGAAGTTAATACCTTTAAACCAAATAATAGATCCTGTATCCTTTCGGTCTACTTTCTTTATTTCATGGTATTTTACAGTACACATCTCTGTTTTTTCGTAGATAAAGTAAACACCTTTACTATCAATATAAGCCCTGTTCCCAGAGTTTTTGATAACACCGTTAAAAGAGTTAATACTCTTTTTTAGTGGTAATAAATTACGAAAAGGTGTTTGTATCCTACGCATGCCTAGAGTTTTTCCAGGCATGTTACGGTCATCAACTATATGACCATCTACATATACAATGCCATCTTCTTTCCAAATATTGTCAGAAGGCAGCATGTATATAGGAAACTTAATCTTTGAAAGAGATCGGTATGAAATCACTACCACGTAGCTCTCCCTTGTACTTAGTTCCTTCCGTAGAAGCTATTTTAACTAGGTGATACTTGTACTCATTACTAGACTTTACTCTGTCTATGGCACCTTGTGATCTTTTCCCTTGGGAATCATTACACATGGAGCATGGAAGTATGTCTTTTCTATTACCGTTTAATAAAGCCCACTTAATACGTTGCATTTTTGGATTATTCAAGTACATATCCCATAAGTTGTGTTCCAGAACACTTCCTATAGCTACTTGAGTCGTCCAGTCATTACAACACATTTGATAATTACCGTCATAGTTGATAAAAATCTGTCTTACTGGGTGGTAACAGGGAGCTTTTGCAAACTCTTCTGAAAACCAACCTGCTCTGTTATTAAACTGGTATTTCCAAGTCTTGCCTAGTTCTACTGTATCAGGTACTTTATTCATTTTATTGATTTCTTCGATAGAGAGTCCGTCCGGTTTGAAGTAATGTTCTACTCTGTTTCCACAGTCTAACACTTCATACTTTTCTACTCTTTTATCGTACTCATACTGTGACTCGTAAGAGTTTAGTATAAGCCAATCAATTTTTTTATAAGCACCTTTCCAGTATTTATTAAGTTGATAACCGTTTGTGGTAACTCTAACTTTCCAAGTTCTGTCTGGTTGTGTTAGCATATCTACAACTGTCTCGAACTCTGGGTGAAGTGTAGGCTCACCACGTCCTGCTAACTCTACCCACCCATCAAAGTTGATTTCTTTCATGCGTTCAATAACTTCACTTACTACTTCTAGTGACATGAACTCATCTACGTTAGGGTAATCCCCACTTCTAGGGCAGAACGAGCATCTGCGATTGCAGTTGCCCGCTAAGTCTAAATCTATTCTAAACATATGCTGCTTTAGCAGCTTACTGTCCTGCGGTTCCATACATTTTCTCAAACTTGCCGTTGGAATAGTCTTCGTGAATAATCTCGAAGTCACAACCGATAGGCGTGTTAGGGATTTTAACACCTCTGTCCATTTGTACAAACTCTACAAGTTTTTCCATGTAGTGATCTGCTTCATCATCTGGAACTTCTGCTAGAATTGAGTCATGTACTAGAGCAAAGATACGTGATTTCATACCTTTTGCTTTGATATATGCACCCATGTCTATCGCACCAAGTAAGTTAATATCTGATGCTGTAGATTGTACTAGGAAGTTAAGTCCAGAACGAATACTGTGACCTACAATACCTTGGTCTGTAGACTCTACGTTAGGTAGACGACGTTTACGACCAAAATAACTGTATACAAATCCATTTTGTTTAATAAATTTAGTGTTATTGTCTAGCCAAGCACGCAATTTATGGAAAGCTTTGAAGTAATCGTTGATAGCTTCTTGAGCATCTTTCTTAGTAAAACGTTTACCAGAAGATTTTGTTACTTCGTCAGCAATCTTAGCTGCACCAGCTCCGTACATGATACCAAAGGTAACTGCCTTTGCGGCTTGTCGTTTATCTGGGTATAAGTCTGCAACTTCATGTACTTCACAAGGTAATTGGAATACTTTGTGAGCGATTGTACTGTGGAAGTTACCGCCTGAGCGGAATACGTCCATAAGTTCAGTATCATCTGCTAGTACCGCTGCAACATATACTTCTGCTGTTGTTAAATCCATTGCGATAATCTTGTGTCCTGGAGCTGCTTTGATACAACCTTTAACGGTAGGATTATCTCGTGGCAACTGCTGCATGTTTAACTTACCAGAAGAACTAAGACGACCACTGGTAGTACCATGTAGATTAAAGCCTGTACGAAGTCTGCTATCTCGATCAAGCTGTGGTATAATCTTGTCAAGGTAAGTATTCTTGATTTTTGACTTTTGTCGTATATCAAGAATGAGACCCGGCACTTCAGATTGTTCAGCGAGCTGTCCAAGTACTTCCGCATCAGTAGAGTTCGCCCCCGTTCCAGTTTTCTTGCCAGTTGGGGACAAGCCCAAGGCATCAAACAATAAGCTACGAAGTTGAACAGTAGAGTTAGGGTTAAATTGTTTACCTTGAATTTCTTCAAACTTACGTATTTTTTCATTTTCGTACAATGTTGCGATAGCTTTGTCAATATCATTCTGCATAGCTTCTTGACCAATGAGAAGACGTTGACGATCAAAAGGTACACCATTATCCTGCACATCAATAAGAAACCGAGTACCTGGAATAAGAATGTTGTCATAAACCCACTTTAGTTTTGGATTTTGTTTAATCTTTACAAACTTTTCATACAATAGGAATGTTGCTAGAGCATCCATACCTGCATAAACTTGCATAATTTCAAATGGAATCATATCCCATGTGAACTGTTCTTTAAGAATACCATGTTCTTTCTTATACTGCTTAATCCAGTCGTACATTGGTTTCTCGTAGTCACCATACTTAGTATATTTCATAGTAAGCTGTTTTAGACCGTGAGTACCAGGGTTCTCGTCGATTAAGTAGTGAAGTAACATTGTATCTTCAAACTTTGGAAATTTAAAGTTGAAGTGATATTCAAAGAACGCAATATCGAACTTAGCATTGTGAAAGATAACTGTTTTCTTGTTAAACAAGGTTTGCAGTAATTCTTCCGTAGTTTCATCAAAGCAATTAGTATCAATATACGCACCTTTCTGGTCATCATAGGATAGCGAAATACCTAGCATGTGACCATCTCGGGGCCAAAGACCTGTAGTTTCTGAATCCAGTGATACGTAAGACTTAGGAGCGTCAATAGCAGCTTGAATGTAAGCATTTGCAACTTCAGTATCTTGAATACCGAAAGAAACGCTAGAGTCAATTACTACATCTTCTTTTTCGTCATTGATATACTCGATGATTGATTGTTTACTATCTTCCCATGTTTTACGAGCTTCAGGTTTGAAAGCAAGCATTGCAGGGTTGATAACAGGAAGGAATTTACCTTCTACTTTTTTACCTGAGTACTCTGTAACAGAGTTGATAGGTGTGAAGTATTTTAAGGCATCAGAACCTACTAAAATTAACCAGTCATAGGCATCAACATCAATGTCAATGTCACAATCTCGTTTTAATACTTTTTTGATACCTGGATCTGAACACAGTTGATACTGGTCAAACTCGAAGGCATTATCAAATTCGTCTTTGTAGTTGGTTCTGCTTGGTTTAGTCTCTATTAGAGCGACTTTTGGGCTCGTCATGTACTCTCCTATGAGTATAGTTTAGTTTTTAAGGATTTTATTTGTTTTTCTGTTAGTGCGCCGGGATCAACTTCCTTGCTGCCGAAACGTATTCTGCGATGGCTTAGACCTAAGTTATCGCATAATTCTGCGATATGTTCTGCACCTTTCTGTCCTGCTTCATCATTGTCTAGGAATATATCTATACGATCTACACCTTTCATTTGAAGTATGGACAACTTATCTTCAGTTACGTTCTTTACTCCGAAGCAACACATAACATTGGTCATTCCTTTGTCCTGCAAGTTAAGCATATCGTAGATTCCTTCCACTAGCATAACTGTACTTTGTATTGGATCTACTTGTGGATATAACGGTAGTTTTGCGCCAGCAGGTTGGTTTAGGTACTTAGGCGTACCATCGCCTGTGTGTCTGCCTACAAATACCGAAATATCGCCAACTCCGTCTCGAATTGGAAAAACAATGCGACTAGAAAATACATTTCTACTCCCATCTTCGTTTGCGGCTTCACAAGTAAAAGCCTCAAACTTCTTATAAGTGGCAGGACTAATACCTCGCCAAGTACCTTGGTAGGGAACGTATCCTTTTGGCATTAGTAACCCTACGCTTTGTGACATTACAGTGTGAATCTTACGTTTTAAGAACTCACGCTTCATCTGTAATGCGTCTGCTTTTTCTCCGAAGTGAGTAAAGACATTGCCTTTATACTCACAAGAAAAGCAATTAAAGATGCCAGTAACCTGGTCAATTCTCATGCTAGGACTACTATCGTCATGGTCTGGGTTTAGACACTTAACAACATAGTCAGCACCTTTTGGTATATAATGTATACCTTTGCTATCTAGTAAATCTACAACATTCATTATTCATACCTCAATCCATACTGTATATTATCAAACCATTCGCTAAATTTGTCAAGTGTTTCTGCGTCGAATAGGTGTATAAATTGTTCTAAATGGAAATACAATACGTCAGCATCTTCCCACTGTTCGGAAGTGATCAGGTACTCTAGTTCTTCTAGTTCGTACTCTATAAAACTAAGTGGATTCGTCAGCATCTGTATTTCCTTGTTTGCTTGCTATATAGTCTAACCTAAGATATGTTAGCACCAATTGCTCTATTTGTGTTTCGCTCATTTCATCTTGAAAGCAGGCTAAGTAACCTGCAATTGCACCTGCTTCCTTATAATCTTTTAATTCCATATTTACACATATTGCCCAAAAACTATCTTGTATTAAAGCTTTTTGATCCATTATCGTCCTATATGTTTTATACCATCTTTTGGTATTACCTGGTACGCGCCTTTGTTATATGCTACGGCTACAGTATATTGACTAGAAACTTCTTTACGGATCTCTGACTCTTTTGAGACAGTGGTGTCACATATTGTAGTATTCAATGATTTGTGCTGTGTTGTTGGTCTGCGGTAGTTACTGCCAGCACTCCAAGAGTAGCCACCAGTAAAAGTATTTTTCTTACGTCTAGTCGTTTGGTCTTTGCGACGACGACCTGTTTGATCATAATTTAATGAACCATTAACTATCATATATAAAAAATCCCCCTTATTCACAATATACATATATTATACAGGAATAAGGAGGATAAGTCAAGTGTTATTTGCACTTAGAGGTCGAATGGGGACTCTTCTACTTTGTGGGATGAGTCTTCAGCCTCTTGTGGAGTCTGAGCTGTCTCAGGACCAATTTTCAAAGTTTCCCAGTCTACTACAGAAGTGAAGGAATCCATAGAGGCGTTACGCATCTTCACACAGTTGAATGTCATACATCCATCTTCGTGATCCCAGGTTTCTAGTGCATAAGCCGCATCAGCCGCATCTAGTATACCTTTAGCGAAACGAGCTTCACCTGTAGCATCAGTTTGATAAGGACTAAATACAGGCACATTGTATTCTTGTGCCATAGATTTTAAAGCCTTACTAACCTCAATTTGTTCTGTCCAGTCATATTGACCATTACGGTTTGGAGCGTTAGATCTTTTTACTTGGTTGATATAATCAACAATAACGATACCTACGTTGTTCTTCTTGACTTTTTTGTCAAGCTCTGCACGAATCTTAGAAAGAGTGAGAGAGGCATCATACACTACATCAATCTGCTGAGTCGGGAGAAGCTCGCAGTTAGTTGTTAGTGAATGATGAAACTTCTCAAAGTCTCTGTGTTCTCGATATTGTGTCATATGCTCTTGACCGTTTTCAAAACGACCTGCCCACCAATCCGCAACCTTTTCCCATTCTGTAACCGAAAGATTACGATTACGAATCCTAGCAAAAGATACGCCTGTTGCAACAGAACATATACGTTGTAAAGTCTGGCGACTATCCATTTCGATAGTGAAGTAGATAGCTGATCTACCAGACTGATACACGTTGTTTGCAATATTTGCACAAGTAAGAGACTTACCAGCCCCGCGACGACCCCCGACAAGGATAAGATCCTTTGGTGAAAACTTAATGTTTTCGTCGTAGTCAGTGTTGAGACCAAGTGCTACATACTTGCTAAGTTCTTCTTCAGGTTCAAAGAGAGTAATGCGTTGCATACTTTCTGTAGGCTGCTCTAGGTCAACCTTTTCTTCTACCGATAACACAATATCGTGTAATGCTTGAACAGATTCATCTGCTGTAGCAATCGACACCGTATTATCAATATAATCTTCTAACTGATTAAGAATTTCTTTCTGAGCATACTCGTTTTTAAGATACTCAAGAAGCGTCCATGCTTCAACATCTACTTCTATTCCCTCAATCGACAACACTTTTTCAAGTGTAGGCTTATCACGAATGGATAGCTTGAGGTCATCAAACGAGGGAAGTTCATGATATTTTTCTAAATGCTTGTCCATTTCATCGAATAAACGATGATACTGAGAGGGCAGATAGCTTTTACGTAGATAACTCCAAGTTTCGGAATCATGTAACGAAACAATTTGCTTTATTAAAGCACTTGCAATATTCAAAAAACGTCCCCCCGAACATGATGAAGTCCTGTGAGTACCGAAGTATCAGCACAGGACAGAAATTAAAAAGAAAAGTGTAGCGGTGGAATTAACCAGCCGCTTTTTCTTTTTTGCCTGCACCGTCGTAGTCAGCTACGCTGATACCGCGACGAGTAAGCATGGTCTTGACGCCACGAGCAGTTTTACCAATCGCTTCAGCAATTGCTTCAACAGTCATACCAGAAACATCGCCTAAGTCAGCTAACGGATCAGCTTTGTTAGTACCTTTAGTTGTTTCTTGACGTGGGATAGCGTCAATGTCACCTGAGCGTAGTAAAGATAATGCTTTACCGCGAACAGAGTTTACAGAACGATCTAACGCATCAGCGATTGCTTCAACGAAAGCACCGTCGTTTACCATAGAGATGAAAGTAGCTTCTTCGCTCTCTGAGTAAGTACGAGCTGCAACAACTTTTTCAGCAGGCTTAACGTGACCAGTCAATTCCATAGATAAGATTTTACCTTGGATTGACTTAGCTGAGAAAGCACCGTCTTCAAAGTGATTTGCAATTTCTGCATATGTGTACTGACCAGAATTATCTTCTACGAAAGATTGTAGAGTTGCTTCTTGATCTGCACTGAAAGATTTACCACCGGCTTGTGATGCTAATTCAACATCGTAGCCCATTTTACGTAATTTAGAAGATACCGAGCGAGCAGAGGTTTCTAGTTGATCAGCTGCTTCTGCAACAGTTGATTGAGAGATTGGGCTCTCTTCACCAACGAAAGTAGTTAGTTGTGCAGTGCGGTCTTCAGTCCATTTAGGTAATGCCATGTTTTATTTCTCCAATAAAGAATTTAAGTTTGTAATAATTTGTACGCCAGCATCTCTGGCTTTTTCTGTTTTTGACGACTCTACTCCTGACTCATTGATCAGGATAGTGACAAGTTTTGTCATACTTGGTTTGACTTCATAGCCTGCGCTTTGTAGGGCTTTTGTAGCCTCAGCTTTAGACTTGAAACTCTTCAGTTTTCCGCTGATGCAAACTACGCCTTTGGTCGCTACTGTAGTGGCGTTTGTATTGCGTTTAAACTTGAAATCAAATGGCAGTATGCCGTCATATAAAAAATATTCTTCTTTTAACCAAGAAAGCAGGTTATCCGTAGCTTTAGGACCAAGTCCAGCTCGTTGGCAGTTGTTCTCGTCGATCTCACTAATGTGATTACATACTGTAGACAACTTCTCAGTAGCTGACTTTCCTATCAGTGGGATAGAAAACGCAGGGAGAACTATATCCAGAGGAGCGGAACGTGAGTTCTCAATCTCTGAATATAGCTTCTCTGCGAGTTTTTGGGAGGACAAGCACTCTGCTATTTCCTCTACTGACATATTGTATATATCAGAGATGCCATCTAGACCGAGCTTAGTTATTGCACTCGGACCAAGTCCTTTGATCTTTAAAGTCTTAGCAAAGTGTTCTAGTTTCTTTTGCATTTGTGATCCACAATCAGTGTTCACACAATATAAAAGATGATTTTTCCACACAAGATGCGATGAACACGCTGGACATTGTGTTGGTGGTAAAATCTGTGACATTTAGTACTTCTCCCAAAGTTGAATGTATATTATAATAGAATGAGTTAAAAAAGTCAAGAACTTTTTTTAAACACGTCTCACAATTCTGGGAATAATTTCGCCAGACCGTATGACTTCTACAGAACAACCCAACTCTAGGTTAAGCTCCTGAATGTACTCAATGTTATGTAGAGTAGCGCGAGAAACCATCGCATCACCAATCAGTACTGGTTCTAGGATAGCCACCGGAGAAACAACTCCAGATTTGCCCACCTGCCACTCAACATCAAGTAACTTTGTCACTACACCATCTTTCTGTTCTTTAAGAGCGAACGCTCCGCGAGGGTGGTGTTGTGTGTATCCCATTTCTCTGAACTTGGGATAAGAGTTCACTCTGAATACTATACCATCCGTAGGGTAGTTATTAGCGTCAAAGCTGTTTACAGAGTCAAAACCTGAACTATCTAAAAAGCTCATTGCATCTGTCCATAGATCAAAGTCTACATCGCCTTGAATATCGTAAGCTACAAAAGTAACGTCACGTTCTGCAAATTCATGTAAATCTTTTAGATTCAATGCACCAGATGCGTAGTTCCGAGAGTTTTCTATACTAGATGGAGAAACTACTTCGCCAGTGATTTGTACAGCACCCGCTCCGACCCCTTCAAGGGACGTAGGGACTAGCATAGCTAGTTTGTCTGTAATATCACGACCAAGTTTGCCGTCACCTCGTGTAAGCCCAAGAGCTAGAAGCCCTCCAACATATAGTAAGGAAACAGCAGCCCCATCTAGTTTAGGGGTAGATACATACCCATTAGTGGAAGGAGCATCATTGATGTCAAAATATTTCTGTAAAGAATACATTGGTAACTTGTGAGGTGTACCATTAGTGATAGTGTGACCTACACTATTGTAACCTACTTGTTGTGCCAAAGCATCAAACTCCTCATCGGTGATGATAGGAGTACCTTTATAATACTCTTTACTAGCGAAATCTAAAAACTGACTCAATTATCTGCTCTCCCATTAAATTATATGTATATTATACAGAGTTTTGTTGAATAAGTCAAGAGTTATTTCTGATAAAGGTCTGAAATAATCTCTCTAAATTCTTCCTCTATAATAGCCTTAGACTCTGCTAGGGATAGTATCTCAGTCAATCCAATAAATAACTCGCGAGAGTTTTCTATAGTGATCGGCATTGATATTCCATCAGGAGTAGGTTTCCACTCCTCATTAAAGTCTAAGTAGTACTTTCTCAAACTAAGGTACTCCACACCGCGAAATGTAGATACTGTTAATCTGATCTGTATATGTTTTTCAGTATCATAATTTATGACACGTTCAAACAATTCGGGTGCTTCGTGTAATTCCATAGTTTATCTCGCTCCTCTATTTTTTAATATAGCAGAAAGCGGTACTACACTCGTTACATTTTTTGGTTTGATAAGACGATAAGAGTCTGTATCCCAACAAAAAGTGAGCAGAGTGTCGGAACTTTCCTTAGCCCGATTACGTTTGCCCTGAATATAGTCATTACTAAAGTCTACTGTACAAACATTATACTTTAGTTTTTTACTATTTTCACTACGATAAGTGATAATAGCATCGCCATATTCATGGACGAGCTGTGCTAGTTCTTCTTTTTTCACAGTTGCGTTCCTCTGAAGCAGGTTAGCAATATCTATTGCACCGCTGACTATCTAGGACTTTATCCGAAGGAATCTCTAGCTTCGTGTTCTTTGTCAAATAATCTGCAACCCCAAATACGTAAAGTATTGGGGTTGAAATATGGATTATCCTTACACAGAGAGATACAAGCCTCTTCAAAAGAGTCCCCTTTAGCAGTGCCTACTTTAAAGGCTTTTCCAGTATTTCCTGTAATAACATACCCCTCCTGCCATATAGTCCATATTTTCATATTTAATTCCTACTAATCTTCGTTACTGCCGTTAATAACGGAGATAACATTTGTAAAGTACTGTGCTGCTTTGCCAGTCAACTTGCCAACGATTTCTTCGTCAACTTCTTGACCTGCATCAGATAAAGCTGCGGTAAGAGCTTCGATAGCTGCTGCTTTAGATACGCGAGTACCGCCAGTAGCTTTTTTCTCGCCACCAGTAGAACCTGCTGCAGGAGTTTTCTTAACATAGACACCAGCTTTAGTAAGAATCATACGAACACCGTTTGGTGATTCTTCAATTTCTTCTGCAATCATTTTAACAACTTCCATTGAGTTTTCTGGAGTTGGTTGTTCTGCTTCATACATTTCAACTGCTTGTGCTTTCTTTTCGTCTGTCCACGCCATGCGTTATATTCCTTATTGGTTGTTGGTAATTTTATTTTGTATTGTATCTCTCAATTCAATATGTATATTATAATGGATTGAGCAAAAGAAGTCAAGATGTTTTTTTAGATTGACTCCAAATCTACTCCAAACTCTTTTAGGTGGTTTAGATTACCGAGATCATATGCAAGAGAGTAAGCATTAAAACCAGGCTTACGCTTACTATACTCATTATCTTCATCAGTTTCAGTAAGCACATAGACTTTATACGCTTTACTATCATATCTATTTTCATAGTTTACATCACTATATCCGGGCTGTTCAGCTTGATAATCTACTGAAAGCTCGGCTTCGATAATGCAAGGTCTGTGGTACTTAGCTGACCAAGCAATATCACCTATGTTGAAGCTAGTGGTTACACAGTTTTCTGGTAGATATTCTGGTATCCATTCTTCTTCTTCGAGTACACGAGAAGGTATGCCTACTTTTTCGATGATAGCTTTTACAAATGCGAGAGAACGGTAAGTATACTTACTGATTTCCTGCAAGCTATCACCTCGTAGATACCCCGTTGCGATTTCTCCAATCTCTTGATTAGTAGCTGGTCTACCACGAAGTTGAGACTTACGACGTTTTACGTAAGCTCGTTTCTCATGGTATTCTTCTATAATCTTAGCGAGTCTCGTGACGTTGTACGAAATGTTCAGTATCTCGCACGCTTGTTTCTTCGTAATCGGAGTATCCGCATCTAACAACTTGATAACTTTCTGGATGTTCCCATCCGTAAGATTCTCGTAGTCCTTCGCTTTCACTGCTCTCTTTGCCATTTATACTCTCCCGTCTTTCAATTTCTCTGTTGAGATACCACCGGGCTTTTTTCAAGTCTTCGATAGCATCCCACTTTTCGTCACAGCGCCAGATGTATTTCATAGCGTTACCTAGGTTAAAGCCCATATGTTCTGTAACCTGGATACACTCTACACCACTTGGATGTGAACGATAATGTTTTGGTTTGTTTACATTATCCATATATTATAATACCTTTAGTCTTCACTGTCAATATTTATTGCGTCCACTAGGGCAGGAAAATGTACTTTGATTATGTCCCAACAAAGAGCTGCAACTTCCATATGCTCTGCCTGTGTGCCATTTGCCATACGCAACTCACAATAATGCAACCAACTTCTGAGTGATCCTGCCATATACAAAGTACTCATTGTGTTACCTTCTGGTAGGATAGCACGAGCCTGTTCTTTTGCAATACCCTGAGTTAACGCCCATTCATAGTCTTTCTCGATTTGATTATTCAAATAAGTCTGACGCATTTTCCATTCTTCGTCGAGTTGCGTTCCTGCAACATCCACCGAGTTTTGTCTATTAGTCTTATCTTGAAGCCTAGCATCACGAACGCCTAACTTCGAGTCTACAATAGCATAGCGTTGACTAAACTCTTGAAATGCAAAACTACGATGGCGTAATATTTGTCGTGCAATATCACGAGTTGTTTGAATTTCCATAGTAATATGCACCATCTCAAAAGGAGACCAATGCTTATGTTTGGCTAGGTAGCGAAGCAATCGAGGTGCTGTCTCGTGGTTCGCTTGGTTGCCTGGGTTACTAACGCGAGCAGCATACGCCACTAATTCCTCTGCTGTATTACATTCTGTTACAGCACTCGGCTTTGATAAACTTATTAAAGTTACTTTATTCATTATTGTCCTGATATTCGTTTGTCGTAGTCTGCTAATTCATCGTCCCACCAGTACGGTTTGTTACGATGTGTCCATTCTGAGAATACTGCTTTGTCAAGCATATAAAACTCACGATATGATTGTATAGGATTGTCATAGTCTTTCAACTCGTCTGGCATTGCTAGTCCGAATGTAGTAAATCCTATATCTTCAATATGTTTTGGTTCTGGTAAGTTTTGCAACATCGTGTAAGATTTGTGAGTACTACCATAGCGGTAGTGTGCTTCACTTGCAAGTGCAAAAGCATAGCAGTTTGTCCAAAAAAAGTTTTCCAATGATGTACGCACCCAGATACAGCTAGGGTGGTTTTGCATTGTTGGTAAGTATGGAATAGGACGATCTTCCATAGGTACACTTTTCCACTGTAATCGAGTCTTTTGCAATTCTGCATTTTCTTCTTTTGTAATGGCTCTTGGTACGTACCCAAAGAGATCATCTATCCATAGGTTTGTGCAGATAAGCTGCGCTGCTTCGAGTATCATTTTATTGACGTGTTTGTCAATGTGGTACTCAGCACACTTATCCATGTCTTTGTCTAAGTAAAATAAATTCATTGCTTACTCCAGTTATATAGTGTATATTATACTAGAATACGCAATGAAAGTCAAGAACTAATTGGTCTTCTTGCGTTATCCCAAGCTGCATTATCTATCTTAATCCAGGTAGGTCTATCATAAGACAAACCAATAAAATGAACTCTATCATCCAATACAGAGTTAAATACAGCCTTTTCTGCTTCATGAGAGTGTGCTGCGTTCTCTAATGGATTGTCTGGTATATCCTTTGGTTTTAGTAAAGGTAAATGCCAACTACTCGCATAAGATTCCACATCATGTTTTGCATCTGTAAACTTTGTGGATTGCTGAAAGAAGTCAAAGTTTATGTACGTTAGGCTTTTATACGTATCTACTTTTCTTTTGAAAAATAAACTTGTATATGCCCCTGCAGATAACCTCTCGTCTCCTTTGCAGAACTCTTGACCTATAAGTTTACTTTCTTCTCTAGTAAACATTTGTACGTGAGGCCACTTAGGTGGATCCATTTTCCTAACAAAAGAAGGGTTGTATAGGCACTTAGTTCCATCGGGTACTAGTCTGTGCATATCACGTCTAAACTCTCCTGTCATCCATACATCAGTCTTACTACCGATATATTCTTCGTAGCCAGGCATAATCCCTTTTCCAAAACGGACTACTACATCATAACTGTCGATTAAACGTTGTTGTTTTCTAGATAGTGCTGTAAGGTTGTTTCCTACTAGCAAAACATTTTTATTTTCGCAGAAGTCTCTAAAACTCTGCAAACTTTCTCCACTCATCGGCGTAATCATCCTTTTCGTACTCTGAGTACATTGGAGATCCCTCTGTAAAGTGTACTGCTACTGCGTTGGGATCGTAATCGTAGTAACGTATTAAGTGATTAAATTCTTTTGGCAACTCTCCAATAGAGCTTGCCCACTCCATTCTATGTAACCATTGACTAGATTGTGTATTAACATTTTCTAGGGTAAGATTGTTTACTATATCTGGATGAGAGCAATCAAAAAGCATTAGAGAAGACCACCATTTTTTTGGGTACCACTCATTTTTATTGCCCTTAAATTTTGTAGTACCCTTTGTTTCCATTCTTGGATGTTTAACACACGTTACTGGGTCATGATCTACAAAACCAAGTACATAGTGTGGATGGCTTCTCCAAATAAAGTCGCTATCACAAAATAAAGCATACCCTTTATAGTCGCACAAGTAAGGTACTAAAAATCTAGTGTAAGCAAACTCTGTACTTCCATCTTCGATTCTACCATACCCTAACTTACGCATTTCCTGCAAGTCTATTAAGTTTATATCAAGACCATAGTCCCCATAGACTTCTAGGCTACGGAGACATGCGTCTGTATTTATTTGTTGCGTACTGTCATGTCCTATAAATATTTTCATACTAATTTCTTTAAAAGCTCTCTATCTGCTTTCTTGCGTTTTCTTTGAAGAGTCATATCATTTCTCCACCAAGGTAAAGACCAACCTACTTTCATGTCTCTATACCTTATTTTATCAGGGATTAGATCTGCAAAAACTTCTCTTATTAAATACTTATTGATTCCTTTAAAGTCATCATCAGTATACTTTAGTTTAACAGACAAAGGTAGTCTCATTGAGTATTTTACTAAGTCTTGATACAACAACGGTGTTCTCACCTCTAAACTATGTTCTCCACCAAAAGCATCTAAACGTAGTAAATAAGTTTCACACTGTGTTAGTAACTTCATAAACATAAGAGCTGTAGCCGCGTCAGAACCTTCAATAGTACTCATAGGAAACCAACTACGCATATCTAGTTGATCTAAAAAACCATGTACATCATCTGATGTAGGCAATCCTTCTTCTAACCATAATCTATGTAACTGATATCCTGTAAAGATCTCATCTCCTCCATCTCCAGTTAAAACTACTTTTCCACCTTTTGAAGCAACTTCCTCTAGTAGAAGAAACCTAGGCATCATTCTATAATTATCTTCTAGTACAGTGCCTGCAGCTTCAAGTGTTTCACGTTTTAAATCATCAATTAAATCTTGAGACTCTGGAAAAAGTGCAACATTATGTTTTATACCAAAAGTTTTACAGGTATGCTTAGCTAAATCTTTTTCTTGGTCTAAAGGCCATGCTCTGTCGCCAAGATCTCCTGTTTTTTGATAACCCATTGTATGTGCTGTAAAGTTAATATCTTTTTTCTTTAAAGCTGCGGCAATTAGAGTACTATCAAGTCCACCACTTAGCAATACTGATAAGTCTCGTTTAGTGTGTCCTACAGAAGAAATTGCGTTCAATACTTTATTTCTGAACTCAAAATGGTTAAAGTCTACTCGATCTTTTAC